GTCTCTATACCAAGTAGATTTCATCTGACCTAATCCGAAGTGACTTCCATTGCGGCTTTTGTAGTTCCAAGAGCTCTCTCTTTGAATCAAATCAACATAACAGATGAACTCATCCCAGTCTTTAATCTGGTTGTGTGCATAGAGCTTGAGATTCATCTCATGATTCTTCCAAGCATAACTAGGAGAAGCGCAAGACAATAAGATGAAAGCGGCAACAAAGCCGATGAATAGAGCTCCCCGCACAGACTCGGCTTTGCCTTTGGGGCTCTGTCCCCCAGGCGAAGCCAGTAGTCTAGCACGCTTGTCAAGTCGATGAACAAAACCGCAGGTCAGACGGCGTGTCGTCATTTGACACCTTGCGGATAACACCGCTGACAAAGTTCTGTCATGTAAGTCCAAACACCGCACATTAGGCAGCGCTGGACTTTCTCATCTTTTGCCATAGCCACTCGCTTTCAGTAGATAGACCAAATCTGACAATCGGATGATGCCAACCCAATCATCGATGCTGGCCTCACCCTGACCATTGAGACGCATTACCCCAAGTCCCAATCCTTTATCTCGGCTTCTTCGCTCCAGTTGCTTGAGAAGGCCGCTAATATCAAGGTTTCTTCGGCTCTTAACTTCCCAATCCACCCCTTCCATACCAAGTATGTCAGACCCGCCAGCACCCGAAGTCGTTGCATAAACGTTAAACCCGTGAGCGTTGAGATATTTTGCCAATATAATCTCACTTTGCCTTCCCCTCGCTTTCCTTGTCATAAATCACATCGATTCTTGGTAAAGCAAGGTGGACAGACCCAATCAAAGTCCATCCCATCCTCGCTCATCATGCGCTTGCGAGCGCCACCAGCCAAAACCACATGACCACAATAAACACACTCCACAGGATGCGTGTTATTAAGTCTCGACTGGCCCGAGTAGGCCAAGTTATCCATGAACGCTTCATCCATGGTTCACAGCTTTGAGCTCAAATAGCCATTTACCATCTGACAACTTTCCCCATAGTGGCTCGCATTGCTCTGATTTCAGCTTCTCAATGCATGCCCAATGAGCCCAAGGCTTACCTGTGGCCTTTGATGTGCCTGACTTGTAGACACGCTCACCATGCTTGCATTGATAACTGATTGGCTCTGCGCCTAATGAATCCTTGAGAACTTGCATGAAGTCGCCATTAGCCTGAAAGGCTTTCGGCTCATCATCCCAAGTAATCGTCTCAGGCTCATTAGGTATTGGCTTCTGACCATCAAATGGGTGCTTTACCAAGGGTGTGTCCCCATATTTTGCAACTTTCTCCATCTCTTGCCTTGATGGTCGCTTTTTGCTTTTGATGCCGCCATTGGATATTGCTCGCCCAATGCTGCTCGTCTCACAGTTCTCCAATGCAGATGTAGAGTTAACCCCTCTATCTGAAACAGTTTCCTCAGCAAGACCGGTCGCGTATGGTGTTGAATCAACATCCGTCCGATAAAGCCTAGTGATGACGATAAAGCGGTTATCATGAAACGATAAAAGCTCCGTCTCAATGCGGCCCATAGGGTACATTTCCCACCAACGGGCAAGTCTTTCTTCAACTGGTTCATAATCATCCAAGTTCCAACCCATTTAACTCCTGCTTTCCTAGTGCGTAGTTCAACTGGTCCCGAAAAGACCAGGTGGTTCCATCAGGCCAAGTTTGCAGCTCATTCGAGCATTCCTGGCAATAGGCCCGTTCAAAGTCAAGCCTACCTTTAGTCTCGGATTTGACAATCCATCTGGCTGTCCTCTGCGCGTTTGGATGCCATAAACCACTTCGAATCATGCCCCATCGCATCTTGCAGATGTCACACCATCTATCCCGGCTGTGGTTAGCTGTTATCGACATGCTGCTCGTCTGCCTCGGCGGTTGCGATAGCGTAACTAATGGCGAGGTAACAAATAGAGTCGAGGTAACTGTCGCGGTTTCGAGGTCCCTGCGTCTTGGCGATTCTGGCGAGTTTGCCCAGTACGTAGTCAATCGCCACTTTGTGTGCCGTTTCTGGAACGCCGTGCATAGAACTCCGCAATCGAGCAGTTCTGTCCATTGTGTCGAGGTAACTTCCATATATTTCACCTCGGGCTGCGATGACTCGGTGTGATTCATCGATTAGCTCTATTGCTTCTCTCAGAATCTCTGAGTTTCTTTCCTGCCTTAAATCCACGCCAAAACTCCCTTTCGCTCACGATGACATAGCAGCACCATAGGATGAATAGACCAATCATAGATACCCACCAATAAATCAATGTGGGGTCGATATTGAGCCAGGCGCTCATTTTACTAACTCGCTCAAGGCTAGGTTCTGTAAGTTGATGTAGGCCCGGCGAATCAGCTTCTCAGCTGCCTCTAAGTCCCTGTTCTCGTTGACAGCAATGATGGCACATTCCAGGTTGTTGTTAACCGCTTTTAGATATTCTTTGGGTGACTTAGGCTTCATGCTGTCACCATCCATCGGTGCTTATCCACCATCTTGCCGCAATGCCAGCATTCGATGGCAAACCAGCTGAAATGATAAACAACAGCTGACTGGTTGCATTCTGGACAGGTGATTGATTTGCCGTCTGCTCCGGCTCTTGTGTATCGATTGACGAGTTTCATGCTCGCTCCAATCTAGCAATCGCAGCAATCCTGGTTGTTAGGTTGGTAATATCATTTATCACATAGCTCTCATAACCAAGTTCCTTGCAAATATCGAATAGTTGTTCAAGGCCGCCGATATATTGTGAAAGGTCTTCCACCAACTCCGCATGGAAATGGCCCATGCCACGACCTTCGGATGATTTTTCTATCTGCTCTAGCGTTTTCATTTGAGGCTCTTTTCTCGGCTACTGGGTTTCACCGACAAGCCAAAGACTACGCCTCAGCAACCCAAAATCAAGGCTTTTTTGATAACGATTTCATAACAAAATCCGAGGCCGAATCCCAGGCGTCAATCAGGGTGTCCGTGTCTCGGTATAGGGGAACTATGTCCCAAATCACTTGTAGCGCTTACCCTCGAATACGAACGAGCCATCCGGGCTCATAGGAACCATGACAGGCGTGAATCGCTTGCCGTCTAGGTAACCCACCATGAAGCCTGGCTGCCAGTTGGCATATCCCTTGGTGTATCCCATGCCTGGCGAAGTCAAATCGACAAAGTTGCCGACCTCACAACCCCATAAAATACGGCTATAACGGCCCTGGAACGCCTCTGAGACGGCCGAAATGCCTAGTCGATGGGTATGCCCACAGACTACTGATTTTCCTAGCCTTATAGCCCCGTTTAAGGCCGTTTGGCCGGGCTTGTTTGAGAGTGGCACAGAGTCCCCGTGAATAGCCACCCAGCCTGGCGCAAAGGATAAACCCTTAGAGTGATATCGAATGCCGGCCTTGTCGTAACCCATAAACCTGTGGTACTGGAGTTCTGGCAGTTTAAGAAATGCTGGGAGCCTACGGCTTAAGGACTTATACACGCGAGCCCCGTGATTGGAGCCAAGCACATCAGTCACGCCAAGTTGCTCCAGGATTTCCAAGGTCCACTCGCGGTCATCATTGATGTCGCCTTCGACCTCTTGCCACGCGGCAGCGAATGAGCCGAGTTGAGGTAGGTCTATCTCATCACCAATCTGGATTACTTGGTGAGGTTTCCATTTGGCCAGAAAACGGGCCATTGCATTAACCATAGCCTCCGAGTGAAAAGGAACCTGGAGGTCTGGGACGAATGCGATTCGCTTAATCGTCTTCTTCTTCCTCATCATCGAATGGGTCGAATATGTCGTCATTTACTGGCCACCTCGGGATAATAGTTTCCTGAGCTACCCAACGTGCTTTGTCTGGGTCGTAGCCATGACGAATCAACGCAGCTTCAAACTCGACAAATGCAATAGCCCATTGGTCAATAGGCGTCAATGGCTGGCGTTTGTCTCGCTTAGCGCTTCTTTCTTTTGCGCGGCGTAGTGCGGCCTTTTGAGCCTTGGTTGCCTTTGCCATTGCTACCTCCTGACATAATGGTTGCATAGATGTCCGACTGTCTCTGGGACAACACGCCGATTTCAACCTCGAGGTGGTCCATCCTGAGAGTCAGTTGGCTGCCTATCTCCTGGACGAACTGGCGAACCATCCATCTCAATGCTGCTAGGAAGCCAGTCGCGATTGCGGTCAGACCAGCAAGAATGCCAATCCATTCCTCGACAGTCATTTGACGGGCTTGGCATATCCAAACACCCCAGCAAGGATGGCAAAGAGGACAGCGCGGTAGTCGAGTTCAAAGTTAGACCCGGCCCAGGCAGCAAGGAAGCCACCTAGAGCCATGAAGATTGGATGCTTGAGATAGTTAGTCATTCTTGCCTCCTAGGCATGGTACGTCAAACTTTGTCATGTCTTTGTCGCCGTGTTTGGTGAAGCTAATGTGTATGTGACGCTCATGAGAATCTCCAGCATACTTTCGCCAACGAAAGAAAAACCTTCTAGATGCAATGCGGCCTTGGTGGATGACATAGGAAATCCGTTTGTCAGTCTTTCCAGCCTTTCGTAGCTGATTAGCCAGCTCCCACGACCCGATGGGATGTCGTAAGTCAGCATCAATATCGAGGGCGCGAACCCAGCCTTGTGCATCTGGATTGTGGTCAGACTTACGAGCCCTATGTTTGGCATCGCCAATCCAGCCATCGGAGCTTCTATCACGCGAGGGAAATGCTGCATCTATTTGCTCTCGAAGTATCCAGGCGGCTTTGCTTAGTTTAGGAGAGGAGTAGCTTCGCATCGTCCTCGGTGATTCCTAACTTTGCTAGGAGTTCAGCCTTCTTGGCAGCCTTTTCAGCTTCGGCCTTAACTCTCTCAGCCTCAGCCTTTTCGAATGCGATGCGGTCTGCCTCACGCTGAGCAAGTTCATCCTCAGTCAGTTCGATTTCTTCGACCGCCCCAGTTGAGCAATCTACGACTAGTTTCGTGGTCATGTTTCTCCTTATGCTTTGAGGATTCCGTAAAGGGTTGCGGTTGAGTATTGTGCAAGGTTGTTCCCGTTGTAATCTTCAAGCTTGATTGATGTGATTGCTGCGGTATTAGAACGCAATCCAGCAAGTAACGAAGCATATCCAGCTGTGGCATTGTTCTCAGCAACAGCATCTATCGAATAGGACTTGTTGGTGCTTCCGGCGTAGTTAGGCACATAAATGCTGCCATTGCCGAAAGTGCTGGCTGTTGCTGTCGAGTTGTTATGGTAGCCGCCATAGGTATCGGAAGTTCCGGACGAAGACGCTGACGAGCCATCACCAAATATACCTTTAGTCGTGTATGAAGTGGTGGAGCCGTTAAAACTCCATTTACAAGACCATGAGCCTGTAATATTTCCAGCCGAGCGACTTGAATAAAGAATGACCAAATCAGTATAAGTTCCCGGAATGCTTGTGAACTCAATCGAAGCTGCGCCCCCTGCACCTACTGTGCTGCTAGCAATCTTTTTGTATGTAATAGCCATTATGCCGCCTTGATTCCGTAAAGGGTGAAGGTGGAGCCGATTGCGAAGTTGACAGCAGCGTTGTTTTGAAACTTGATTGTTGTGATTGCGGAAGTGCTACGCCATAGATTTACTGTTGCCGTGACGCGACTAGTCGAATCATTGTTTCTTGCGATGACTGTCTTGTTGGTTGTGGTGTTTGAATAGTTTTGAAAATGGACAAGGATTGTCGTAGGAGTCGTGCTAGCATCTCCTAAAAACATAGATGTTGTCGAGGAAACTCTGTCGGAAGAAGCAGCCGAACCATTACCCACGAGCCGAGTCCATGAATAGTTTGTCGCGGTGTCGGAGTTAATAATCCCTTGAACTGCTCCGCTTGATGATGCTAAAGTCGAGTTGATAACAACAATGATGTCTGTGTAGCTTCCGCTGATACCAGAGAACTCGACTGTGGCAACCGCGCTTCCAAGCGTAGTGCTGGCAATAGAATCATAAGTTGCTGGCATGATTATCCTTTGATTCCGTAGAGGGCGAAATGGGAATACTGCGTGATGTCTCTGTCGGTGTAAAGGAACTTTAAGGAAGTAATAGCAGAAGTTGAGGTCAAAAGATTGCTGCCAAGTTGAATCAATCCGCCGCCGTTTCGGTCATAACCAATGAGACTTCGTAACACGCGATTCTTGTTTGTGTCTTTGTAATCCAAGAAATCTATTATTCCTGCGTACATTGTGGTAGTCGCTGTGCCGTCTTGCACAGCTAAAATGCTTTGAGTTGATGCTCCGGCAAAGACACTTGCTCCGCTTCCATAAAGATAATGCCAATAGGTCGTTGATGAGCCGTTGATGTTGATGTTGAGGTTTCTGGCATCGGTTTCAGAGTTAAAAATACAACGCACCTGAAGATGTTGGTAAGTGGACGGAATAGAAGTAAACTCCACATTTGCTGCGCCACCAGCGCCAACTGAAACTGTTGCTATGGATTCAAAGTCGCCAGTAGGCGTAACATCACCAATAGCTCCAGCCAGTATTGCGCCAATCATTAGGCAACTGCTCCAACTACTGTCCACGCATTAGCAGCCGTCTTGATTGCTGTCGCGGCTTTGTATTGAGTGACCGATGGTTGTGCGCTGGTCGCACCTGCACTGGTTACAGTCGTTGTGCCAGATGTGACTGCCTTTACTGTGCAAGCTCCTGCGCCTGTGTTCAAAACTGTGATGGCGGTTCCGGTGGGAAAGTTATATGTGGCATCGGTAGGAATCAAAACATCCTTTGCCGATGCGCTGGTCGTAATCACCAAAACCTGATATTGGTCAGTAGAGGCCAGCGTGTAAGAAGTGCTGGATGTTGAGTTAAGGGTGAATGTGACAAGGCCATTAAACATCCCTGCCGAAAGCACATCACCTGTCGATGCTGGAAAGCCTGTGGCCATTATGTCTCCTAGTAGGTCATTACTGACTGACCGATTATACCAAATCGAGCGTTGCCTATGATGAATCCATCGATAAGCGGCTCACCTGTGGTGAATGTGGTCTGCCATGTGGTTGGTGTGATTTGGTGGGTGACACCAAAGATTTGAAGGGTTTTGGTAAGGGTCGAGCCGCCGGGTTGCTCGTTGCTTATCTCAACCGGGTCGAAGAAGTCCAACCCTAGAGCTGCGGTGATTCCGACTGTGTAGTTGGGGGTGGTTAAATCAAGGGTCATGGCATCAATGCGAATGTCGGTGGACTTGCGGCTGACGACATAGGCCTTAGCCGTATCAAGGACTGCCGAATCGGTTTCGTGTAGTAAGTCCTCTTTTGTGATGGTGTGCGGGAAGTAAGTGTCAATGGAGGTCTGGTCAAAATGGGTCTGCATTGTGCCATTGACACGCTTGAAGTTAGCGGTGTTAAACACCAGGCGGTCATCAAAGGAAAACTTGAGATTTGAGTAGGGGATACCGGTTGTCTGGTCGAAAACTGTTGGCGTTCCACCAATGGTGCTTATTGCGTCATTGCGCTCACGAAATACGACATCGCCAGAGTGGCTCATATAAAGAGCCCCATACTCGGTGAACTCAACATCTTGCAAGGCTTGAAGGACTGACCTGACTGTTCCCGGGTCGGCCTGAACTGTGGTCTGGCCTGTGTCGAGGCTTCGCTGGCTGTTGGGGAATCCGATGGTGTTAAGGATGTCGCCGATTCGGTTTCCGGTTGTTTCGCCAGACGTAGCGCCTGTGACAGTCGTGACTGCCGACTTATTGAACAAGGCGAATGCATCTGAGCAGGTAATGGTGATATAACCCAGTTCCTCACCCTTTGGGTAGGTGTAGTCATAAGAGAGCGTATAGCCGGCATAGAGAGGATAAACAGTCCCCAGGTGGGTTGCGGTGATTACAACCTTCCTGAGAGGCTGTAGAAGGCCATAAAACTCGCTCGATATGTTCTGGGGGTTCCACGCGCCCGTTAAGTCGAGGACTCTCAGTCTGGCTGTTCCAGCCTGGAATCTGTCCTGAGTTAAATCGCGGCCGCGCCTAATCTCAATGGCTTGAGTCTCATTAGATAAATCAACAACAGTCGAAACCGAGTCAGCCAAAACGGCATAACCAAGCTGGCTAATGCCAATCTGAAACGCAGCGCCGAAGCTGGGGCCGGATGAAAAGTCGAAGCTGACTTTGACTGTGATGGGGTAACTCATGCAATGGCATTTCGTCCAGTTGTTCTATACCAGTTGGTAGCACCGCCACCGCTTGAAGCGGAAACAACTGCATCGACCACCCGGCGCTCAAAATCATCAACATAAACTGAGCCTTCGACTTTGATGTTGACAGCCATGCCTGTCGGGTTTTGGTTTGCTAGTTGTGGCGTGATAAAAGCTGCTCCACCAAATACAGATGTTTCTGGCATGTTAGGGGTAACTGAAAGCCCAGAAATACCGCCTGGCAGCGTAGCTGCTCCCGGTATAGCTGCAACTGGCGCACCAATACTGGCTAGGCCTTTACGCATGGCCTCAATCGCCTCTAACCACGCATCAAATGGATTGGCTGGCTTAAAGTCATAAGAAGCAGCCTTTAGGGATGCGAGTTCTGTTTGTGACTTGGCTAACTTGTCTGCAAGAGTGGTAGCTCTTTCTGCATTCTCATTGACGATTGCCTTCATTAACTGGAGGCGTAATCGTTCATTTTCGGTAAGGTCGCCTTTTAGAGCGGCTTCAATCTGAATCTTCTCCAGGTCAAGCATGGACTTGGCTTTGTCAAGTTTGCTAGCCTCTGTTGATGCTTTGTTTTGCTTCTTTTTTTCGGCTGTGATTTTCTTTTCGGTTTCAAGTTTTTTGCCTAGCCGTTGAACAGGATTGAAGGGAACTTCTTCCTGATTTGCCGCAGCTGCGCGAGCCTGTAGCAAATCCAAAACAGCCTTTGCACCCGGCACAAGATTGGAAGTCCATCGCAAAAGTTTGCTTGGCTTGAGAGCTTCGCCAGCTTTTACTTTGCCACCTGTAAGTCCTTCGATATCTTTTGTGACTTGCGCAAGACCTACAGCAATGTTGCCAACATAGGTGGCAAATCTTTCCATTTCATCGACTAATGGAGTTATTCCACCGCGACCCTCACCAAGCATTTCAAGAGCCTGGACAAGTTTGCCGCCAAGAATCTCTTGAGCTTCATCTGCCGCAATAGATAATCTGGCCATCTTTCCTGCGTAAGTATCCGCAGCAGCAGCAGCTTGACCTGTGAAACGCTTTGATAAATCGCCAAGAATGTCATCGAATGATTTGGTTGCTAGGTCAGCCTTTGTAATACCTATGTTGAGTCGGCCAAGGCTGGTCTTATTGCCAAGATAGGCCCTGCTTAAAGCCTGTGTAACCTGTTGGACGCTCTTGCCTGTGGCGGCACTAATGTCTAAAGCAACACCTAGAATCTCTTGCGACTTGCTGAGACTGCGTGTCGCGTTTGCTAGTTGTTGGAAAGCTGGACGAAGCTCGCTGTCTGCAACTCCGGTCGCTCTTTGTAGTTTGTCTATGTATTCTTCGATAGGTTTGACATCATAGGCCAATCCAAGAGACTTGAGGTTTAGACCAAGTGAGCGAACCGCTTTATCTTCTTCAGCAAAAGCCTTAATAGATTGTTTTGCAAACTGACTTATTTTACTGGCGCTAAAAGTAGCAGCCATTGTAAAACCAAGACCCTTGACAGCTTTATTGAATGCCGCTGTGCGTTTTTCAGCTTGCGTTAAACCTTTGCTATTAAAGGTTGAGAGGATATTGATTAAAATGCTCATGCGGCTATACCTACACTCCTAGAGGTTACTGCGTTGGCTCTCGTTTCGGCTTTTCTGATAGCTGCCATAACTTTATCTATAGTGCGGCCTTGTTGGGCTTCATAAGCTGCAATAAGGATGCGACCCCTGCGATTCTTCTTTTCGGCTCCGATGCGCCTAGTGGGTCCGATTTCTCGGTCAATGCTTTCAATGAAATGTCTGCCGGCGTTTGGATTGTTTGAATGGCTTTGTTTGCGGTTTTGAAATGTCTTATCTACGCCGCTTCCAACCCAAAGTTGACCGCCAGCTCCCATATTTCCAGCTGTCTCGGCAATGGCTCCGGCATGGCTTCGATTCAATAACGAATACATTACTTTGTAACCTGAGCGATTGACTGAGCTTGCTTTAGTGCTGTACTGGATACCACGTCTGACCACAGCGCTATTCCATTTAGGAAAGTTTTGAGCTCCGAAATATTTGTTAGGTTCCGACCATTGGCTAAGGCCGGGTATGGTAGCTGGAACCCTGGACTTTCCATCCGTCACTACCTCTTGCAAAGCAGAACGAATTTCGCGATTCATTTCTTTGTAAAGGTCAGGATTGACTCTGCGCAGGGCTCTAACTGTGTCGAGGTAACCTTTTAGAACGACTGGCATTTTCTAACCTTTTCGCCTTTTCTCTCATGTAGGCGAGGGTTGCGCGGAAAATCCGTTCATCCATCGCCAGCCACTCACTTGCTGGGATTCCTGTCTCAACCTGTAACTGCGCTATCAGGTAAGTCAGCGAATCCTTGTCTATTTTGGGTCTGTGTCCTCGACCACTTCCACGCTGTCAAGGGTTGCTACGAAGTCGATGCCAAATGGCTTGACTGTAGTTCCTGAGCGTCTCAGACATTCCCACGCCAGCCAGTAGAGGTCACTTTGCTGCTCTCTATCACGAAAAGCCTTGTGAAACCCTATTTTGTGATGTTGCTCGAAAGCGAACTCTACCGCTGGGGTGATTCTGTGTTCAGTTGTAGTTCCGTCTGTCTGGATAATCTTGAGGCTCGCCATTGTATCTCCTTAGAATGTTCCGGTATCTGCAACAGTTACAACGCTGTTCAGGGTGAATGTTACATCCTGTGAGCTGATGTCGGCAGGGGTTCCGTTGATTGGGGTGAGATTGTTGACCAAAATGTCAAAACTGTACAACTTGTTGCTGTCTGATACAACTGCGCTGGAATCCTGAATCATCTTGACTGCGACAGTTGAACCGGCATTGGTCAACAAGGTGTCAAGGATGTCGCTGGAAGCTACGTCATTCATGAATGAAAGCGTAAGTGTACCTGATTGGAGCCCCTTAACGAATCGATGGCTCAAATCGTTCATTGCAGTGACTTCGATTTCATCGAATACGTAGTTCAAAGTTGCGGCGGTGACCATATCGCTCACATCGACTGTCGCGATTTTGACACCGACCTTGTTATTCAGCACTATGGCCATTGTCTTCTTCTTTCTTTTTAGGTTGTGATTTCGCCTTCGGTGTCTCTACCGGGGCCGGTATCTGGCCAATCTTGACCAGAAAAGCTGTGCGCTCATCCATGATTAACTCCAACTCGATAGGATTGAGACTTTGACATCACAAGCGAGCATGTCGCCTGATGCCAGGTTTAGGACTGCCGGCGTTGATACTTCGCCGATGTTATATTTCAAAGTTGATGCAGCGAGTTTGGTCCAAAGCTCCAGGATGTAATCTTCCATTCCATTGAGGTTGCCTTGGTTGTCAAACAATGGCTTAATCAAAGTAATCTTGAAGTTCACTAAAGGTGCGACACTTGTGTAGCCAAGATTGTTTGGTGTGATGTAAGGGTCATCAGGACTTACGACACATGAGTTGGCTATCGGTGTGGCCGGAGGGAATGAAAAGACAGACCACACCGATGCGCTTGCTAGTGCGGTTGCTAGCGTTCCCCGTAGAGTGGTTATCGCGCTCATCCTACGAGCCCGCCTGGGTCAAGATAATCAGCAATGAGGCCACGAATTCTGCCGGTCAAACTATTCCCCATGCGATATGGCGAAGGCTGGTAGTCGGGACTTATTCCTCCGGTGCTACTCATTTGTCTTGCTTGCCAGATGTCTGTAGCAATCATTAACGCGGCTTCGCGAATAGCTGGCACAGTCGAATAATCAAGTTGTCCAGCAATGATGATGGAGCCAAATGGCAATACATCGTGTTTCGGATTGGTAGTTATTTGAGCATTGACGAATGAAAGTGAGTAATCTGTGAACGCTGTGATTGTGTGTGAGCCGTTATAGTGAGCAGCGACATTCTCAACAGTAACGACTTGACCTACATAAAAACGACCAGCGATAAGTCGGTCGAAATAAAGAGTGCCAGTTGTACCTACACCCTGACGAGCAATAACATTTGTTTTGTTAAACAATAGTTTGGCCTTGATAATATCTTCGGCCGCTTGACATACTTCTTCAACGACTGCATCGGTGTAGAGATTTCCAATGCCGAGATTACTTCTTAGTTCCGTTTTTGTGACATAAGTTGCTGGCATCTCTACTCCTTCCTAGTCTTTGGGTGACAGTCAGGCCGAGCCTCGAACCTGACTGTCACAGTCAAAGGATTGGTTATGCAACCATCCACTTGTACGCGCCAGCTGCAACCTTGGTTGCAATCGCGCCGTAGCCGTAAAGTGCTACTGAGATTTGTCCGGAAGCAATCACATTGGACTCTAGGCGGAAAGTGCCTGACTCATACCATGTGTATGACTCTGGATTGAGAACAACGATTGTGCCGTCTCCGGTTCCCGAAAGTGAACGGGATACATAGAGGTTGAGGCCATGAAGGTTTCCACGTACACCTGTTGGGGTGAGGTTTGCGGAAGCATTCTGTGGGTTGATGGTCTGGACATAGACTGGACGATTTGAACCATCGACCAAGCCCATGATTGCGCCCCATTGCTCAGGGCTAACAACAACATTGGTTGCGAATCCGAGTGTGTTGGTATAAACCGACACAGCCGCATCGCTGATGAAGTCAAGGAGGTTTGCAGCCGACATTGTGCGGTTGCCACCATCAGTTGCAGCTGCACCAATAACAGTTGAAACTCTGTCATTGGTTGCCTTTGCATAAGCAAACTGCATCTGTCGTGAAAGTTCTGCAAAGAACGCAGGTGAGCTTCTATCGAGAAGTTCAACGCTGAAGGTCTGTTGGCCAGCAAACTTTTGAACATTTACTGTCACAAACGCAACATTCTGGTCTTGCTCAGATGGAGCTGAACCTTCTGTTGTTACTGCAACAGTTGGAACTTGCGTAATCTTTGGAATCTCAAAAGACATTCCTGCATCTGGCAAAGTACCGCGTGAGACTGCATCAATGAATGGGCGGTCTGCATTGGAAAGAGGATTGATAACTTCGCTGAGTTGGCGTGTTGGAATCAAGCCAGCGTTGTCGGTTGTGTCTGCTGCTGCTGCAAGCCATTGACGCGCTCTATCGTCACCCATTGAAGCGCGAACTGTGTTTTCCAGATATGCGCCAGGAGTAACTTCGATGCGTGGTTTGGTGTATGCAACGGCGGCTGTGATTGTAGGACGAGAGGCCTCTACTGCTGGAGTGACTTCAGCCTCAGGTGCTACGACTTCTGGGGTGTTCTCCACAGGAGCCTCGCTTTCGTTGTTTGGTTGTTCTTCAGCTTCTTCGGGTGAGGAAGCTGCGACCTCTAGCACTTCTGCCGACTTGAATGCCGGATTTGATACCAGAGAAACTTCTTCGAGCCTTGCGCTCAAAACTTCAAGGACTGAACCAACTTGGCGTGAGTCCAAAACTTCCACACCAACAGACAGCCCGGACCTGAGTTCTTCACTTGCCTCGACCAAAGCGTCTGAACCTCTGGTCGTATTACTTACACGAAATGTCGCGTAAAGTGCGCCCTCATCTGCGGTTATCGCTTGAGCGCGACCCAAAGGTTTCTTAGAATCATGCTCTAATAAAAACTTGACTTTCTTAGCGTCACCCCATTGGACTGAGCCAGCGCGAAACTTAACTTTGCCGACATTGGTGTAACCAACCTCGCTATCAAATGGCAAGATTTTGCCAGAGATGAGGCGGCGGCCTTCGTCTGCTTGGATGTCGGATGCCTGAATCGTTATCTTCATGAGTTTGTTCCATTCGGTGATAAGTCTTCAAGCTCTTGTGCTTGTTCGACTGTAATGAGGCCCAATGAAATCATTTTCTCGATTGCAGCCAAACGCTCCATTGTGTCTGCTCGTAGGAACGTCTCATCTACTGCAAATCGAACATAGTTTTGAGAGTTGGTGATGTCATCCATGCTGAGGCGCGTCTCAATCGCGGTGATGTAAGGCTGCAAAGCAAGCGAGATAAGTTGCTTGCGCTCATCTTGAACATTGGCGTAAGTCATGGAGTTGTTTTCGTCTGCCGACAAGTAATACGCCGGGATATTGCAAAGACGCGCAATCTGCGTAGTGATTGACTGAATCAAATCCGCATAACCCATATCTTTTGGTGAAAATGCTTGTGGCTGATATTCAAGTGTGCTAGTGAGATAAGCGGTTGCGCCGCGTTGTCTTGCAGACTTCCATGAAGCCAGAAGTTGTGAGACTTCTTGCTCAGATAAATCTGCGCCAGTATTTTTCAAAACTCCTGATGGGATTGGCGCGACCGCTGCTCGGTGTGCAGCATTTTGGATTT